AGGCGGCCGGGTCGAAGCCGATGAAGGTGCAGTTGGTGCGCGAGACGTAGAGCCGGCCGGTGGCGGTGTCGAAGACCATGACCTGGCCGTCAGCCATGGTCAGCTCGTAGCGGTGCGCGATGATCGCCGGCAGCGGTGGCGGGGTGAACGGGTGATGACGCACGAGGACCATGGTGCTGGCATAGAGGGCGGCGCAAACCAGCACGGCACAAATCAGCAGGATTTTTTTCATGGATTTTTTTTGGGGCTGTTGAACTCGTGCAGGATCGCCGGGTTCAAAAAGGTCTTCAGTTCCACGCTGGCTGTATGGAGTCGGCCAACGGTATCCGCCTGGCGCGCGGCCGGGTGTGAACAGCAAACGAGAGGGCCATTCCAGACCTTTTTTACGGCGTCGCCGGCGATCCTGCCGAAGGCGATTACAACACGGGGTTTGATCTCAGCCAGGACTGCCTGGATATGAACAAAATCGGGCGGGAAAACATGACGCGAATTGCCAGCAATCTCACGGGTGGATTCTTCCCAGATGATCTGTTCCAGCAGCTCATCCCCAAACGCGGTCTTCAGACGGCGGCCGGTCAAGCAACCGGCGAACAGGCAATATTGTATCAGCCGAAGACGATGCTGCTCGCCATATTTGGCGATATCAGAGCGGACGCGATCTGGATCCCGGACCCACATATTTTGGAGGAATGCGACGATGGTCTTCATTCGTTCACAAAAGCGAGTAAAAGGTTTGAGGCGGCATAGAGCGTCCACACTCCAGCCATCTTCCAATTATGTTTATAGGCACACTCGATTCCGGCGCACAATTCGATGACGAACACGAGCAGGCCAAATTTGCACATTTTCATATTTTGTTTAGTCGATTCAGATTTCATAATCAGGCTGCGCAGGCATTGGCTTGAAGAAAGATTCCTCAATAGTATTTCCGGTGGTGACACGGTGGATGAAGGCAAATAGGATGGCGATCGGTAGGCCGAGAGGCATTGTTTTGGAACGATCCCAGACTTCAATCTCCTGACGGGCGACCTTGATGAGTTGCTTTTGGGTCATATCAAGCCTCCACAGGTGATGGAGGGCAAGGGCGACTCCAAACCTTTCAGGGCGCGCGCCAGCACAATGATCTGCTCCAAAGTCTCAAAGCTCCATTCCAGACTGCCCTGGCCGGCGTGCAAGTCGGCTTTGAGCTGGGTGATGCCGGCGTCCACGTCGGCCTGGTGCGCGCGGAGCCGGTCCTTGTGAAAGCCGAAAATAAATTTCCAGCCGGGAGCCATGACCGGGTCGCAGGTGTTTTCATCGTCACGGAAGAGGCAATCAATGAACACCTCGTTGATTTCTTTTTCATTCATACGTCAATGGCGAGCGTCTTCCGCAGGATCGGATTGATGAGCCGGCCCACGCGTTCGGATGCGAGCGCCACAACGGCCTGGGCGGTGCTGCTGGTCCCGTTCCGATAGTTGGCGGCGCTGATGCGATGGGTGCCGGCGAGTCCACGGTTGGCGCGGTGCATAATTCAGTGTTCCTTGTTTTTTTTCCGGTTGTTTTTTTTGGGTGCGTGCTTCGGGTAATGGTCAGCCATGACTGCGCCGCCGGTGTGGCCGCCGTGCTCGAAGTCGCGGCGCACGAGGTCCGCGAAGTAGGAGCTGGCGTTGTTGTTGTAACCTTTGAGCCGCATCATGTGGGCGGCCTGATCCAAGACAACCGAGGCGAGCGAGATCGAAATTCGCGTGCCCGGTCCGTTGTAATCCAATGGGTCTTTCATGCTGATGCTTTTCATATCAAATCATAACGCTTATGTCAACTCCGCGCAAGGAGTGCTCACGGTGTGCGCCAGTTCGCGCTTCAGTTCATCCAGCGGCATGGAAAAGCGGACGCCTTTGCCGAGCGGCACGGCGACGGTGTAGGGATGCAGCTCCAGCCCGGGCGCGAGCTTCACGGCGCGCTTTTTGGCGCGGGCCAGTTTGGGCACGGTGGCGCGCGCGGGCAGGCGCTGGCCGGCCGGCCGTGCCTCCTGCATGAGTCCATCATATAGGCCGGACAGGAAAGCGGAGCGGTCGGCGGGTTGCACGCCGGCCACCTGGGAGTAATCGCGCCAGAGATCGGCAAAGGCGAGCGCGACGTGGCCGGTGATGCGCGCGAGATCGGCGAGCGTCCCCGGCGTGGCTTCGGCCAGGAGCTGGCCGTCGCGCACCAGGCACACGATGCCCGTCCGGTTTTCAATGACGGCTTTGACCGTCCACAAAATCGCTTCGGTGGCCGGTGTCATCGTGGCAATCGGCGCGGCCGTGCCAGACCGCGCGAAGCGCCGGCCGCCGAAAATGTCCGCCTTGGCTTCGGTCGGGTCGGGCGCGGTAAAGTCGCACGCGGCTTTGAGGCGCGCGAGCTTCACGGCCGCCACGTCGCGCTCGCCATTTATCCCGCGCTCGGCCAGTGCCTGTAATTTCAGCAGCAGCGCGCGGGCTTTGGCATTGGCGGGTTTCATAGGCCGGGGTCGGCGTCGCTCGTGACGTTGTGGCCGTCGAAAACTCCGCCGCACTGGGTTTCATCAAACCCGGGCGGATGGCGCTGGAGTTTGCCGGGCTTCCAGTCGCCGGTAAGCTGCGCGGCTTTGGAATTGGCGGCGCGATACACCACTTTGAATTTGTCTTCGGCATCAGTCCAGTTGGCGGCGCGCTCCAGACTGCCGGCCGGGACCGACACGTCGCGCACATAGTCGCCATGACCGGCCACGCACGCGATGAAGTGCGCGGCGTCCTGCGCTGGGCAGGTGAACCGGCCGCCACCGCAACGCACGAGCACGGGGTGCAAGCGGTCGAGGTTGGCGAGTTGTTTTAATTGCGGCTCATTTAAAAATCCGCAGTCCAGACCGGCGATGAAGGCTTGCAATGTGTTCATAGTTTTAGTTGTAAAAATAACCAAGTTCGCGGAGCGAGGAAAATGCTTTGGGGCGTTCGGTCGTGGCCGTGCCCATGATGACATGGTCCACCACTTCAATTTTGAGGAGCTGGCCGGCGCGGATCAAATCGCGTGTTACCTTTATGTCCGCCTCGCTGGGTGTCGGGTCCCCGCTGGGGTGATTATGCACGAGCACGATGCCGGCCGCGTTCATCACGATTGCGGCCTTGAAGACTTCGCGCGGGTGCACTAGGAGCGTGTCCAGTGTTCCCATGGTGATGATTTCAAAACCGATTGGGCGCTTGCGGGTGTTCAACCCGACGATGGTGAAATTTTCCACGTCCGGCCGATAGATGACGGAGGCCGCAAGGCGCGGCGTGAGATAGTCGGCGATGGCTTGCGGTTGGTCCAGAATCGTCTCGAAAGGCATGGCTTCATTTAATCTCATCAATTTGTATTCGCTGCCCCGCAGGATCACCTGCCAATTTGTGTGTTCGTTCATGGTATTTTTAAAGGTGGGCCGGGCACGTGCCCGGCCGTTTGGTTTTAGTCTTCGTTCGGTAGCAGGATGGTGAGCACTGGCGCGGCCGTGTCGCCGGGTCCGCAAACGGCGTAAAGGTCCACGGGTTGCGGCCGGCCGATGCCGCGCGCATCTATGAGGACACGAAAGTTTAAACGGTCGGCCGGGTTGCCGGATTCTATGGCGTGCAACATCATGGTGAACACGTCATGCAGCCGGCCGGCGACGTCCTGACCGCCGGGCAATTTGATTTGCGTGCAACCGCTGCCCTCGGCGGCCGGGACCCATTCACCGCCCGCGCCACACGTCGCGGACCATGCCGACAGCGTCATGGCCACTGGGTATTTGAACGGGCACGGCGTGAGGACCGTGGACACGTCCACGAGGACACCGTCGGCGATGGCTTGCGCGCGCGAGTAACCCGAAATTACGGGACCAAATAAACTTTCGAGACTTTCCGTTTCTGCTTCGTCAAATGTTTTCATGCTTTGTTTTTCCTTGTGTTCATTGATGTTTAACCGTCACTGCATAACCATTATGCACCATAGAGCAATGAGTGTCAAATTTACATTTGACATCCAGTAAGAATGATTCATAATAGATGCACAGTGAGTTCCAAACGCAACCCCAAGCCAGCGCCGGCCCCGGCGTTTTACCGCTTCACGTTCTCCCTGCCGGCGGAGCTGAAAGAGTTTGTCGAGACGCGCGCGCGCGCGCCGCGGCACGCGGGCAACCTCTCCAGCTATATCCGTGACCTGGTCATCACCGACAAGGAGAAATCCGCCGCATGAGCGCCTGCGCCGCCATGCCGCTAACCGCCCTCGGCGCCGCCGTGGAGCGTTTCAATGTGGCTTTCAATTATTCAATCGCGCTGCCGGTGCCCCGCACGTTTTTTTTCGTCATGGTCGAGGTCGCACACCTGCGCGGCCGGCGTGACATCGGGCAGGAGCTGCTTGCCGCCATTCGGGAGGTGCCCGAGTGAAACGTGCCCGGCATGTTCTGCCAAGCCTGTCCGCCTGCGCGCGTGACGGCTACTTTTTTTGCGCGGATTGTCGGCAGGTCGTGCAAAGGATCGAGCATGACTATCTGCCGGCGGCCTGCGGTCAATGCGGTTCGCATCGGGTTCACTGGCACGCTCCAGTGCTGGAGCTGCCGGACGCGGCGCGCTTTTTAACGTCTCATCCTGGCCGGCAATCGGCGGACTGAAAACCCGCCGCGTTTTTATGCCTACTCCAAACCGTCTTTACAGCGTGCAGGACAGCCGGCGGCTTTTCTATCCGTCGCGCTCTGATCGCTGGGTCAAGGACACGTTCACGGACGGCAGCTACGGGCCAGTCATCCGCGATGGTGCCGGCTGGATGATCTCCGAGGTGGCGCTGGTCTCATACCAGACCCGCCACGAGGTCGGGACCAGAGTGGTCGAGCTGCGCGCCGGCCAGCGTGCGCTGGTCGAACGGCAAAAAAGCGCCGCCGGCTAAAGTAGCAGGATTCCGCCTTAATGCAGGGCGCGAAGACTGGTTAGGTTGCTGGCAGAGAAGATTGCAAAAGGCGCTGGCACCGCGCACGAGGATCACGACGAGGAGCGCAGTTGATTGGCTCTGCGGTGCGCTCGGTTGCAGTTCAGTCACTTGCATTAGTTGGTGCGCTGGTGGTGCGGTTGGCGCGGCCTGGGTCGGGCCGGGCAGCTGGCCGGGGGGGGGGTCCCGCCCGGGCCGCTGCCCCGAATTTACTAATGGGTCCGCCACACCGGGATTTACAGGCAAAGGTTCATCGGTTCAACCACGGGAAATCAAAACAAAATGAAAAACATCGCTCTGCACACATCGCTCAAAAAACGCGGCCTCTCCTTTGGCAAGCTCGCAGTGCTGGCCAACGTCGGGCGCGCCCATCTATCACAGGTTCTGGCCAACGTGCCGGGACGCGGCTTCAAGACCCGGCCCAAGCTCTTCCTGCACCTGACGGAGGAGGAGATCGGACTGCTCGGCTGGACGGAGGAGTATCAGGTTTGGAAAAAAAACCGGCCGGAAAATGCGGCGGCCCCTCGCCGCGAACAAAGTTCCACGGAGAACATTGTTCCACCCCCAGCGGAGCCGGCGGAAGGAGTGACGCCATGAGCGTCAAGGCCTCCTCGGCGGTGTGGCAAACCAGTGTCACCAAGGGCGGGGAATTGCTCGTCCTCCTGGCGCTGGCGGACCGGGCGAATGACGCCGGCATGTGTTACCCAGGGCTGGAGGACATCGCCGGGAAGAGCCGTTTGAGCATCCGGCAGGTCCGGCGGTGCATCCGGCAACTGGAGAAAATCGGGGAGCTGATCGTGGAGCTTAACGACGGCCCGCGCTGGTGCAACCGCTACACGTTGACGGCCGTAACCAAAGGCGCTTACGCGGACATTCCGCGCGGCCGGCCGACCCCGGACAAAATGTCCCACCGGACAAAATGTCCGCCGGACAAATCGGTGCCGGAAATGTCCGCCGAACCATCAGGAACCGTAACACCCCCCAAGGACCCTGCCGGGTATGACGAGGGCGTCAGGTGTGCGGAGTTTCCGGGACTGGAGGAAGTCCTGAAATTCGGGGAGGCTTACGCCGGCTGCCCGGCCAAGGGCGTCCCGGCAAAAATCCCGGCGCTGTGGTCCAACAATTATTTCCACTACCGGACCTTCGAGGCTGAATCCTGGCCGGTGGCGTGGAAAAAAGCGATGGTCTTCAAGTTCGAGCTGGACTGGGTGAACGGCCACCCCAACGCGCGCGGCATCCTCCAGTTCAACCGGGGAAAAAACGGCGGCCATTTTCCGGAAAAAAACGGCCTCAAGCGCGAGCGCGGGGAAATCCTCCAACAAATCGAAATTGCCCGCGAGCGCGGCCTGCCGGGCATCGCGGAATTGGAACGGGAGCTGGCCGCCGCATGAACGAGCCACAATCAGACAACCCCGACCGGCTGCCGCCGCATGATTTGCCGGCGGAAATGGGCGTGCTGGGCTGCTGCCTGCTGGACCCGGTGGCGGCGTTGCCCGACGCGCAAAGCCGGCTGGGCACGGACGAGGTTTTCTTCGACCTGCGCAACGCGGAAATCTGGCACGCGCTGACGTTCCTGAAATCCAAGTGCATCCCGATTGATGTCATCACGCTGCGCACGGAGCTGGTGAGCCGCAACCGCTTTGACAACGTCGGCGGCTTTCAATACCTGGAGCAGTTGCAAGCGGTGGTCCCCTCGGCCGCGAACCTGCCGGAATACCTGGACATCGTCTGGGAGAAATACCTGGCGCGCCAGTTGATCGCCAAAAACATCCAGCAGGTGGGCGCGGTGTTTGAGACGAGCGGCCTCTCGGAATCCTTCATTGTGCGGATGGCGGAGCAGCACGCCCGCTGGAACGCGCTCTTGGCGCGCGGCGTGGTGACCCCGAAAAATCTGTGCGCGCCGGCCGACTTCGGGGACGCCTACTACAACGTGTGGTTCAAGCGCGTGCTGGATGATTACGGCTGGGAGCTGCCGTTTAAATTCCCCATGCGCATCCGGCCGAGCGAGCTGACGCTCTTCACCGGCGACAATGGCGCGGGCAAAAGTTCGATGCTGGGCCAGATCGCCATTGTCTGCGGCAAACAGTTTGAGCAGGGCGAGAAAATCGTGATTGCGTCCATGGAAGTGCCGCCGGAAATCACGCTCTGGATCATGGCGCGGCAACTCCTGGGCGTGGGCAAGCTAGAGGAGAACGACGCGAATTTGCGGCTGATTACCAAGGCGCTGGCGTGGCTCAATGAGCGCGTGCTCATCTACAATTTCCTGGGCATCACCGACTGGCGCGAGTTGCTGAACACGTTCATCTACGCGCGCGAGCATCTGAAGGGCGCGGTGTTCATCGTGGACTCGGTCATGCGCATCGGCATCCCGGATGATGACTACGCGATGCAGGGTTTGGTCGCCATGCAGTTCGCGGATTTTGCGGTCAAGCGCGGCGCGCACGTCTTCCTGGTGGTCCACGAAAACAAGGGCGAAGGCCGCGCGAAGGACCGCGTGCGCGGCTCTAAACAGTGGACCGACAACGCGCACAATGTCGTGGCCGTAAAACGCAACGAGGCCAAGGCCGAAAAGTTGGAGGAGTGGAAGCAGCAACTCCTCGCCAAGGAAATCACCAAGGAGGAATTCGACAAGAAGCGCGACGGCGTGCGCGGGCTGTGGGACACCAAGTTCATTTTGAACAAGCAGCGCTGGCCGGGCAGCCAGCAGAACGCCAGCCGGTGGCTCTTCTTCAATTTTGAGAGCCTGCAATTTCACGAATATCCCGACGACGGCAACATTGATTTCATGCTATGAGCAAGGACATCAAACACGCATCGGAGATTCATCGCATCACGCGTTACGCGCGGGAAATCCGGGCGCGGCTCATCACCAAACTGGGCGGCGTCTGCATCCTTTGCCTGGAGGCCGACCCGGACAAACTGGAGTTTGATCACAAATACGGCCGGAGTTACGACCCGCGCACTTTGAGCTACTCGGCCCGCATGAAACGCTACGAGCGCGAAGCGGAGCTGGACCTGTTGCGGCTGCTGTGCAGCGACTGCAACAAGAAAGTCCGCGTTAAAAATGACAACGGCGAAATCATCCGCACCGAACACGCCGGGTTGGTGCCGCTCACCCCGGACCTGCCCTATTAAAAATTATGAGTTTGAGAAACCCGACCAATGACGAGCTGCTCAAAAGCTGCTACGCGGACACCCACCGCGCCGCCGACCTCGTGAGCGACCTGGAAAACATCGCGCGCGATGACGTGGTGCTGGCCCAGGACGCCCTGCCAAAACTCGTGGACCTGCATCGCACGCTGCAAACCGCGTGCGGGGCGGCGCTGGCCCTTTCCCAGCGCGCGAAGGGCAACGTGCCGCCGCGCCAAGGCTGACATGAAAACGACCCCCAACTGGCGGGCGAAAACGATCACGACGGCGGACGGCCTGTTCGTCAACGTGAACGATGTGAAGCGCGCGCTCATGGATGTGGACCTGCTGCTGGAGTGCGCGAGCATGATCCGGCTGGCGAAAGAATTCAACCACCCGCCGCTCGCCGGCGTGCGCCTGTGCATTTTGTGCGCGCTTGCGGAAACGACGGGGCAACTGCTGCCGCAAATTATGGACCTGGTCATCGAGGACCCGCCGAAAATTCCGCCGGCTCCGCCGGAAAAGAAACCATGAACGGCGAGGACAACATTGTGGATTCAGGTTTGCCGCCGCTCGTCCCGGACGCGGCCCAGCTCCGCGTCGCGCAACAAGGCGTGGAATTCGCGGCGGACGTGGTGACGAAATCCGCGCGGAAACTGGCGGAGAAAACCTTCGAGCTGGAGCAGCTCGCCATGTTTGGCGAAGTGGAATTTGAGCCGGCCATGCTGCTGCCGGGTGATGAGCTGCGGAAAAATTACACGGGCGAGCAGGCGGAGAAAATGGAGTGGCGGCGCAACGCGTGCATCCGAATGATTTCCTACGGCGTGCCCGCCCAGGATATTGCGAAGGACCTGCACATGAATTTGCGGACCGTGGCGGCCGTGGCCGTCAACAACGGCAAGATGCTCGCCGGCTTCACCGACCAGTTTGCCAAAGAGTTGCTCGCCAGTGCGGCCGGGGATATTGCACTCGCCGACACGAAAAAGCATGAGGCGAGCTACAAGGATTTGCACATCGGCGCGGGGATCAAAATGCAGAACGCCAGCGCCCTCAAAGTGATGGCGGAGATCAGCGCGCCCGCCGTGGACATCGAGGCCGACAACGGGAAGCTCGCCGGCCTGCGCGAGAAAATCAAACTGCTCAAACCAACCGAACAGCCAACCCCCCAAACTGTATGATTGATTACTCAAAAATTCGACCCGGCGACATTCTGACGGTCAATAAAGTCCGCCACATTCCTCCGACCTACCACGCCGCACCCGGCGACCAAATCACGGTGGTGGACGTGGGTGCCGCTTACATCAAAGGTCAGAATCAACGGGGTGAAATCAGCGAGTTTGCCGGCCCGGATGGCGCGCGCCAGTTGACCGCCACGGGTAAAAATGTCCCCTACGGGAACCGAAACGCCTGTGAAAGCGCGCCCGGCACGGACACAACAAACCGCGTGTCCTTTCTCACCCTGGGAGACTTGACCCAGTGGTTTGATGAGCGGCATTGCCCATTTGCCCCCGAAGAGCGAAAGACCTGGCTCCAGAAACCTGACAATGAACAATGGTATTTCGTGCGCCTGGGTTTTATGAACGAGGTGCTCGTGGCGGCCCAGGAGCGGCATCTATCAGTCGTCGCCGAGGTGTTGCAACGGTGCGCGAGTGAGGCCGACAAATTGCTAAAACAAATCGAAGACCGTGATGAAGAAATTAAAGCTCACCAGGACATTTGTGCTCAATACGAAAACCGAATTGATTTAAAGAACGAGGAAATTGCCGGCCTAGCGGCCAGACTGAAACGGCGCGCCAAGTCACGCCGCCTGGCTAAATGACCACCCCGCTCGAATATGAAAACCGGGAGTGAACTCATCGCCGCCGAGCGCAAGCGGCAAATCAAAGCCGAAGGCTGGACCCCGGAGCAAGATGACACGCACCGCGCCAAACAAATGGCGCGCGCCGCCGAAAGCTACCCCTCCCTGCACACGTCACCCGACCATTACAATCAGCCGCCGGAGCCATGCCATGATTGGCCGTGGTCAAAGAAATGGTGGAAACCATCCCGGGACACCATCCGAAATCTGGTGAAAGCCGGCGCGCTGATCGCGGCGGAAATTGATCGTCTGCAACGCAAGCAGCCATGATCCCCACGCTCGAATATCCGAAAAGCAAGGAGGCGGCGCTCGTGTGGACGCCGCACCCGGTCGTGGACCTGGTGGAGGGCGGCCGTTATCGCGCGCTGGAGGACACCGAAATCAAGGCGCTGCTGGCCGCCGGCACGCCGGGGCACGAGATCGAGGAGTATTGGCGCGAGCGCGAACAGCGCATCCAGCGGTCCATTGATGATCCGTTGCGGCACGGCTTCGAGCTGCCGTTTTGGAATGACGTGCGGAAAATGCTGGCACGCAAGGATGAATTATTTGCGCTGGGGGGCAATGGTCCGGGCAAGACGGAGATCGGCGGCAAGCTGGTCTGTGAAAAATTATGCGAGGCCGGCGGCATGAAGGTTTTGTGTGTGGCCACCAACGACGCGAGCAGCAAACAACTCCAGCAGGCCGGCGTCTATAAATATCTGCCCGTGACCGCGCGCGGGGTGAATGAGCGGCTGGGACCGCGCCGCCGGGACACCGTGAAGAACATCACGTTTTCCCAAAAGAACGGTTTCACGGAAAGCACGTTCGTGCTGCCCAACCGTTCACAGTGCTGGTTCAAAACCGTGGAGCAATACCTGCGCGACTCCAACTCGTTTGAAGGACCGGAGTATGACCTGGTCTGGATTGACGAGCCGGCCCCGATTGCGCTCATCACGACGTTGAGTTTCCGCATCGCCAAACGGCGCGGGAAATTCTTTTTCACGTTCACGGCCGTCAACGGGTTTGATGCGACCTGCGCCATGGTGTTGAACGGCGCGCGGGTTTTGCAAAGCCTGCCGATGAACTGGCAGTGGTCCCTGAACGCGGACCCCAACGACGGCCTGGACCCGGGCGGCGCGCCGGAGCCACGCATCAAAATCCCGGAGCTGGCGCTGGACGAGGTGCAGGTGAAGGACCTGCCCGCCGGCCACATGCCTTACCTGATGCAACCGCTCAACCCGGCGCAAGGCGTGATTTTCCTGTGGACGCAATGGAATCGCTTTCTGCCGCGCTCGCGCGAAAACCCGGCCGTGCCGGCGGTGTTCGACAAGGTGGTGCGGAAAAGCAAGGGCACCGTGCGGATGCGCCTCTTTGGCTGGGCCGAGAAATTGAGCGGCTGCCAGTTTCCCGCGTTCAACCCGAACGTGCATGTCATCCCGCACCTGAAAATTGTGGAGATGCTTTATCCCTTGGACGGGCAGGGCGGCCGGCTCACGACCTTCATGGCCTGCGACCCGGCGACGGCGCGCTCGTATTTCATGCTGTGGCTGGGCGTGGACAAGCTGGGCCGCAAATTCATTTTCGACGAGTCGCCCCGGATGGAGGAAGGCGAGTGGGTGGGGGATGACGGCCAGCGCGGGGATGGCACGCGCTTGTATGGTGGCCGGGGCACGGATTTTTACAAGGGTTACATCCGCGTGCGCGAACATGAACACGGCGTCACCGCCACGCGCCGTTTCGGCGATCCGCGCGCCTTCGCCACGGAGGCCGCCGCCAAGGATGGCGGCCGTTCGCTCCTCGAATTATTTCGGGACTGCGCGGAGGATGAGCCGGACCCGCTGCTGGCCGCCATGTTTTTCGAGCCGGCCAAGGTGATGCGCTCGCTCCTGGCCGAGGCCGCGAGCGGGAGCCTGGACAAGATCAACGACGCCTTTGCCTACGATTCGGAAAAGGAAATCACGGTCGAGAATGAGCCGCACCTGTATGTGAGCGACCGCTGCCAGAATTTAATTCACGCGCTGCTCAACTGGGACCCGGCGCAAGGGGACAAGTCGCCCTGGAAGGACCCGGTGGACGTGCTGCGGTATCTCTTCGGCGAGCCGCTGACGTATGTGGACCCCACCGTGCCGGAAATTGTGACGGGCAAAGGGTGGTGATGAAACAAACTTAAAACAAACCAAACAAAATTATGAACGAACCAAACGAGACGGCAACGATCAACGGCAACCCCGGCGACCTTGACCCGATGGAACGGGCGGAGGAAACGCCCGACGTGAAGGTGTTGCAAGAGGAGCTGCAATACGCCTGGGATCAGGACTGCACCACTTACAATTCCACGGCCTACAAGGAGGATGTGCGTTATGCGCGCTGGCACGGGCAGACGGCCGACGGTTTGAAACACCGCGAGCGGATGGGGGACCGCGCCCAGCCGTATGACGGCGCGCCGGACACGCGCATCATGGTGGCGGATGATGTCATCAATTCGCTGGTGGATGTGCTCTACGCGGCGTTCTTCGGCGCGCGCGTGAAGACCGCGCCGACCACGGCGCGCACGCTCAACGTCGCGCAGGCGGCCGAGTGGCGCGCGGTGATTTCGTGGATGCTGCACGGCCCCCTGCGCGGGACGCTGATTGACGACGTGGAGCGCGCCGCCCAGTGGCAGAACACGATTGGCTGGTGTGTGCTGCACCCGAATTGGCGCAAGGAAAAGGTGATGAAAATGCAGACGCTGACCATGCAACAGATCATCCAGCTGGCGGCCCAGGCCGCGCCGCCACCGCAAGGCCAGCCGGCCGCCGGCCAGAATCCGAACCCGCCGCCCGCGCCGCCGCAAAGCAGCCTCGAGGCGCGCGCGCCGGAAATGATCATGGACCCGGCGCTGGAAGACGCGGCGGTCGAATTATTCATGACTTTTTTTCCGGGCATGAACAAGCGCGAAAGCCGCCGGGTGGTGAAGCAGTTGCGCGAGGACCAGACGGCGGATTTCCCGGTCGAGACGGACGGGCCGAATGTGCCGGAGCTGCGCGTGCTGATCCCCGGCCAGCACTTCGTCATGCCGCCGGAAAGCACGGCGCTGCCCGGCGAGGAGCGCTGGATGGCGGTGCGCGAATTTCTGTCCGAACAGGGCGTGCGCGCCCGCGCGGCCGAGGAGGATTGGAATGAGAAATTCACCGAGCGCCTTTGCAAGCAAAAGGGCATGGCCCTGAATGAAAGTGCGATTGAACACGCGGTGGACGAAAACATGAAGGACATCGAATTCTTTTACATGTATCAGAAACGCAATTCCGACAACGGGGTGCCCGGACTTTACTGCACCGTCCTCTCCATGTTTGTCAATCCGAGCGCCGGCAAGGACACCAGCGAAGCCGACTATGGCTACCATCGCCTGGCCGGCTTCGCGCACCATCAGCAGCCGTTCATCATCCTGCAAACCGAAGTCACCGGCCTGCGGCCGATGGACGCGCGCGGCGTGCCGGAAATTGTGATGACCCAGCAGAATGAAATGAAGAATTCGCGGGACCTGACTTATATTTTTCAGCAGCTCTCCGTGTGCCCGCCGCTGCA